GGGACCCGTCAGGATCTCAAGATCATCTTCGAGACTCACGCCTACTCCGAATCGTTTCCGCCGCCGTCATCGACGTGAGCACCAAACCGTCAGCAATCTGCCGCATCAAATCCCCCGTCGCATGAGCCGCTACAGCCTTACTGAACTCACCCTCCCGCTCGGCCTCCAGAAAAAACCCATTAGCCATGCCCTCGACATCGCGCAGGTACCGGATCAACGAATCCGCGTCAAACCAGATCCGGTCATCGGTCGCCAGCACCAAAACGTCTTGAGTCACGGGCATGTACATCCCGCCGCCCCCGTCAGCCGCCTGCGATGCCGCGAAATATTCGCATCCCGAACCTCGTAACCATTCTTGGACAACATAGAAGCAATGCGAGCCGAAGGGATCACGTTCGCATCAATGACCCTCGCCAGTTTCTCGCGCTGCGCCTGCGGCAACTGCTCCAGAACATAGGCAACGGAACACTGCTTGTAGAACCGCTCCGACTGCACCTCAAGAAACGCATCGAGGTCGGCGTCGAGTTCCGACATCATTGGCTCCTGTTCTCGGCCTTACATCGTGAGCACTGAATCGCCCAAGGGCGTGTGACCAATAACGCTAAGACCCTATTGCATCTCCAGCACCTTGGATGATCTTCCGTAACTAGATTCCTGCCGTAAGCGTCCCCGGTCACGGTCTGACCATGCACTCGAAGTTGATCGAAACCATCGGGCGCAGATTCTCATCCTCCCCCATGGGGGTGACAGAACCCTGAGGTTCAATACGCATAATCGACACACCCGAAACCGTTTGCTCAGTGACAGCCCCCAACAGGGAACGAATCTGCTGCGCCTTGTCCCGAGCAGTCGGGTAGTCCTGCCGACCCGCCCGGCAAATCACCTGAATCATAGGCCGGTCCACCGCGATAGCAGCATCCCCCATGGTGAAGTACGGGCGATTACCGTTGTTCTCATAGACGGTAATCAGGGTGTCGGGGGTTTCCGGCATAATCGCCAAGAAAAGGTTCGTCCCCAAAGTCCCGACGCTAGCCGACTGAAGGTAGTCACCGATCGCCTCAAGGATTGTTGTCATGATCCGATCTCAAACTTTCTCGCTATCATGTCGAGCACTCGAATAGTCATACGCTGACCCATGTCCTGAGCGTAAAGCCGGACGGGGTTCTCCAGATACTTCCAGCGCGTCGGGTAATCGTGCTTGGCCCTACTGGGCGGAAGTTCATGAACGAAAACAGCGTAGGGAGCCGCAGGCCCACCGTAAGTGATTTCACAAAACGCCTTCGAGCCACTAACTCGCGGACCATGAACCTCACCGGAGGTTACGAGGGCGCCCGTGCGGACAGGCACGACTGCCTGCGACAGCACGAACGCCTCGCTAGCCTCCTCGAACAAGGCCTTAGCAGCGAAACGAGGGGCATCAGCACCCGCTTGGATAAAGGCCTCCTGAAGCGGCTTCAGGTTCCTAACCTTGACTGTCCGCGCCACGGTTACTGTCCGAAACTCACAACAGTGTGATGATCGCCGTTCTCATCCTGAATTGTGCTTGTAAACAGGATCTTCGGCGTGCCACCATCCGGCATAGTCATCTTGAACAGCGGAGTCAAAGACGCCGCCACCCCGTAAAGGATCGCTCGACCCGACTCAACAACCTCACGGCCATCCTTATCCCGGACGATCCTCTGCCCGAACATCAGCCGGGCATAGTAGGTAGAAGACGCTGACGAGAAAGACTGCTTTCCGTACTTGTCGATAGCCGACGCAGAGTTGAACGTCACCACCTCATTCATCAACTCACGGAAGTCTTCCTCGATCACGGCGTATTCCTCCAGTAGTTACCACGCTCGTAATCCATCTGACCCGTCCAGTACTCGGTGCCATTAGACGGGGGAACCGTCTTATCGGACGCCCGCTTCATGTTGTCTTCGCTAGCCCAAGGCGTCGGCGGGTTGCGTCGAGCACCCAGTTCCAGAAGTTCATTCGCCAGATCAAAGTAGGACTGGGCACGATTCGTGTAAGTGATGGACATGTCGCCCACCGACTTGCTCGTAGCCATCCGCGAGTAGTGCGAGGCGATGGCATAGCACGCATCGTGCGCTGACTGATAGACAGAGTCACCCGCCTGATCAATACACCACTGGATTTCCTCGTTGGACAGCAACTGGTCATTTGTGTCCGTGTCATGGATCAGGAACCGCACCGCGTCCTTCATCGAGTCAGCGGGGTTACCGGAATACGACCACGTCATGATCTCTCCTTCTAAGCCGGAAGGGGCCAGCAGGGATCACCCCGCTGACCCCTTCCGTCAGGGTTGTTGCTTGGTTACGCGACGGCTGCCGAGAAGAAGTAGCCCAGATCCGTGGCGACAACCTTGTTGTCGAACGCGACCTCAGCCTCAACGCGGCTCGCCTTCAGGTACTCCATGCGGAACTGCGAGGTTCCGATGGTCGCACCGAGACCACCCGAGACGCCCGTCCACGCGAAGATGTAGCCCGCAGACGGAGTCATCAGACCCGGGTTCGGCGCCGAGTGCAGGAGGCACGCGGCCTTGGCGAAGTTGAAGGCGTACGCGGCGGTAGCGCCCTCGTTGTTCGTTGCCTTGACCGACTTCGCCACGAGGATGCGCTCCACGCCGAACAGGCGAGCGAGCATCTCCTCGGTGATGACGGAGGAGGTCGTGTACTTGTAGCGGTCCACGACATCCGGGTGGTTCTTCAGGCGACGGAACACGTCGTAGCCGAGGACGAGGGTGTTGCCCTCGTAGCCGGTCGTCGACAGGATCTTCGACTTCGCGGCCTCGATGTCCTCGATCGGATCGGAGTTCGCGTAGTCGCTCCACTGGATGAACTGGCTCGACGTTGCCGAGGCGGCAACACCAGTCACGTCCGTGGCCCACACGCCCGTCGTCAGGTAGTCCGTGACGAACGCAACCTCGCGGCGGAGCAGCAGGCGGCTCGTAACGAACTCGGCAGCCTCACGCAGCGGGTTGAGCGGCGAGTCGGCGTTGGCGAGCGTCTGATCATCGACATCCTTGTGGAAGGCGAACACGTCAGCCGAATAGGTGTCGGTCGACAGGTTGTAGCCACCACCGGCAGACTCGGTGCCCGGGGCGCGGCGCTGTGCCTCGTCACGGAACCAGTCGTTCTTGTCGTAGGTGAAGTACTTGTTCGACTTCTTGTCGACAGGCACCATGGGGAACACCTTGTCGGCAATGAAGTTCTCGGCCTTCTGCATATAGGCGACCGAGATGTTGGTCAGGATCGCATCAACGTGAACCTGTGAAATCGTGGGCTGAGGCATCGGGCTTTACTCCTATTCCTGAATCAGGCAGCCCGATGGGGGGCGGCGCAGTTGATGAGTGCGGTCCCGATTTCACCATCGGCGCCGGGGGCCGAGATGATCGTGCCCGCGACATACTTGGTGGTGTCGGTGCCGACAGTGAGGGCGGCGGCCTTACCGGCCGTCGTGGTGCCGACGAGCGCACCGACCGAGATGCTGGCAGAGCCAACGATCTTCGTGCCACCGACGACGGTGATCTCGGCCTCCTGGCCGCTGGTCGGGTTGTTCTGAAGCACGCCACACGGGACGTCGGTGGTAGCGGAGCACACAACCACGTTGCCGCTCGACCACTTAACGAACTTGTACTGCGCGGCGCTCAGGTCGGCGCCAGCGACTGCGGTGATCTTTACCGCGTAAGGCTGAATCTCGTATGCCATGGTGTCAGGCACCCTTCTCGGTCAGGTACTGGGCGTACAGGTCGGGGTTTTCGAGCGCGGCCTTGGTGAGCGCCTGCTCGAAGGTTGCGGCTGAGCCTCCGTCAACGGCGGCCTTCGCCATGGCGGACATCTGTGCGACGGCGTCGCCACCGGAGTAGGTGGTCGACTTGCCGATCTCGGCGAAGATGTTGGCCGATTCGGCCTGCGCGTTCACCGACTCCAGCGCGTCGGTGACAGCCTTCGCGAGTTCAGCGTCGACGTCGGCGAGACGGCGAAGCGACTTACCAACCGTCTGCGCGTTCAGGTTCAGGCTGCCCCAACCGGCGACCCGCTCGACGGCGGCGGCATCGGCAGCATCCTCGCGGGCCTTCAGCAGCGCGGACTCGGCCGCAGCCTTAGCGGCCTCGGCATCCTCGGCGGCCTTACGCAGGTCGGTCACCATCTTGATGACGGATTCGGGAGCCGATTTGAGGATGTCTTCCTCAGTGTCGGCCGTCGTCTCAACGTTTTCGAGTTCAGCGATGCGGGCCTCAGCCTTGGCGAGAGCCTCTTCGGTCTCGGTGAGGCGCTCCTCGGTAGTCATATCCACCGATTCCTCCTTGGTCAGAGTGGAGTCGAGTACCCGCTGCACGTCATCAGAGTCCGCAGCCTTCATTACCAGCCACCCATCGTGCAGGTGCGCCGGATAGTCGACACCGCTGGTCTCCTCGATGTCGAGGTTAACCATCTTCCGCGTCCGCGACTGGGCCACGTTCTCCTCCTACATACACACAGAAACGGGCCGCCATCCCTCCCCATCGGGGGGAGAGTGACGACCCGCAGGTCTCGAACACTCGGAAGCGTAGCATGAGCGCGACGACACTCAGCCCGGAGTGGGTGGGTTACGGCGCGACATTCTTCCGGCGACCGGTGGTCACGGTTCGATCATCTCCTGTGGCCCACCGTTAAAAACGATTTCGGGACGACGTCGAACCCTGCCACGGGACGCGGTCAGACGGATATCAATTTGCTCCGCTGGCCATGCCCGCATCAAGGCTAGGAATTCG